AGCATGACACAGGAGGGACTACAGTCAAGTATCTGCCCGCACCGGGAAAATGCGGAGTGAAAGGTTAGATTCCCGGCGCCCCGGCGATCAGTGGGGGCGGGATCCCTTCAGCGTCTCCATCGTTGCCGAAGCGCACTTTTCGCTGGTCTGCTTCGAGCCGCCGCCCATCAGGGCAAGGGCAAGGAACCCGGCAATGATGAGCGCCACGAAGCCCACTGTCACCAGTCCCAGATACTTGTCGATGAAGGCCTTGATCGGCGCGCCGAACAGGCGGAACAGCACGCCCACGATCATGAAGCTGATCGAGCGCGAAATCACCGAGGCGCCGATGAAGACCGCGAGGTTCATGCCGATGAACCCGGCGGTGATCGTCAGCAGCTTGAACGGGATCGGCGTCGCGCCTTTCACGACGATGATTTCCGCGCCGTATTCGCGCAAGTAGCAGGCCGCCTTGGGGAAGCTGTCGTACAAGTGCAGCGCGCGCAGCATCGCCTCGCCAAACGCCTCGTAAGCGAAATGCCCGATGGCATAGCCAAGCAACCCGCCTGTGACCGAAGCCAGCGTGGCGATCATGGAAAAGCGGATCGCCTTCTTCGGTTCAGCAAGGCACATCAGGCCCAGCAGCGGGTGCGGCGGCACCGGGAAGAAGCTCGCCTCCATGAACGCGAATGCGGCCAGCCACCAGGTGGCGTGGCGGTGCGCCGCCTTTTCCATCGTCCAGTCGTAGAGGCGGCGCAGCATCGATGTCTCCGGCAAGTCGCAGTGCCGGGTGCTTACCGGCCGCGCTGCGCTGCGGCAAGCGCGAAGGGGTTAAGGAATTTAACCCATTTGGTGATTTGCGTTGACATCGTAACGCTATTTAGGTACATATCAGGAACATCGCGAAAGACCGAGTCGAGGCGGTGCTGTCCTCCCCGGCACGGGGAGGTGGCAGCGTGAAACGCTGACGGAGGGGATTGGCGTCCTCCCCCAACCTCGCTTCGTGGCGAGAATCCCCTCCACCGCCTGCGGCGGTCCCCCTCCCCGTGCCGGGGAGGACAACCTTGTTCCCATTGATGGAGATCCCCATGGCCAAGCAGAGCCAGGCCCCCGCGCGCCTGTCGCAGCGCCAGTGGCGCAAGCCGTTCCTTGCCGAACTGGCGGCCACGTCCAACGTCTCGGCCGCGGCCCGCAAGGCCGGGACCAGCACATCCACCGCCTATGCCCTGCGCCGCGCCGATCCCGAATTCTACCGCGAATGGCAGGAAGCGCTGTGCGAGGGCTACGACCATCTGGAAATGAGCCTGCTCCAGCGCCTGCGCGAAGGCGAGATCAAGCCCGCGCCCGGCGCCAAACGCGGCACCCGCGTGTTCGACAATGCCACCGCCCTGCGCCTGCTCGCCGCCCATCGCGAAACGGCGGCCCGCCAGCGCGCGATCTACGAGAACCGCAATTCCGAAGCGATCCTGGCGGCGATCGACGCCCAGATCGACAAGATGCGCGAACGCAGCCTCAAGGCCCTCTCCGCGCCCAGCCCCACGCCGGAGCAGGACGGATAATGCCGGATACCACAACATCCTCCCCTCCCCTTCAGGGGAGGGGATCGAGGGGTGGGGGCTCTCCGCCAGGCACAGTGCCAACCGAGGGGCCCCACCCCAACCCCTCCCCTGAAGGGGAGGGGCTTTCCGAGCTCAGCCGGCGCCTTGCCGAACTGAACCTCTCCGAACGCCTGACCTATCTGATGGGCCTGCCACGCGCGGAGCTGCTCGCCGGTCTCGGCAAGCTGACGGCGGAACAGCAGCACGAAGTGCGAACCCACTGGAAGCTCTGGGCCCGCCCCGAACAGCTTGCGCCCGAAGGGGACTGGCGCACATGGCTGGTCATGGCCGGGCGCGGTTTCGGCAAGACGCGCGCAGGCGCGGAATGGGTCCGCGCGGTGGCCGATGCCGATCCGGACGCGCGCGTCGCACTGGTCGGCGCCTCGCTGGGCGAAGTGCGCGCAGTGATGGTGGAAGGGGAAAGCGGATTGCTCGCCGTCTGCCCGCTGCGGCACCGGCCTCTTTACGAGCCCAGCCTGCGCCGGGTGGTCTGGCCCAATGGCGCGCAGGCGCTGCTCTATTCGGCGGGCGAGCCCGAATCGCTGCGCGGGCCCCAGCACAGCCACGCCTGGTGCGACGAGATCGCCAAGTGGGACAATGCCTCCGCCCGCGCCACGCGTGCGTGGGACAATCTGCTGTTCGGCCTGAGGCTGGGTGAGCGCCCGCGCCTCATGGCCACCACCACGCCGCGCGCGGTGCCGCTGCTGCGGCGCCTGCTGGAGAAGGCCGGAGACGATCTGGCCCTGACCCGCGGCCGGACCGAGGACAATGCCGCGAACCTGCCCGAACGCTTCCTGCGCGATATCCGCCGCCAGTTCGGCCAGTCGCTGCTGGGCCGTCAGGAACTCGACGGCGAATTGCTGGAGGACGTGGAAGGCGCGCTGTGGACGCGCGCGCTGATCGAGCAATGCCGCGAGACCGAAGCGCCCGAACTCGTGCGCGTGGTCGTCGCCGTCGATCCGCCCGCGTCGAGCCATGGCGATGCCTGCGGGATCGTGGTCGCCGGGCGGGCCGAGGACGGCAGCGCCCATATCCTCGCCGATGCCTCGGTGGAGCGGGCCAGCCCCGAACGCTGGGCCCGCGCTACCGCCCGCGCCGCCGGGCTGTGGCACGCGGACAAAGTGGTGGCGGAGGCCAATCAGGGCGGAGCCATGGTGGCAAGCGTGCTGCGCGCCGCCGAGCTGGCCCTGCCGCTCAAGCTGGTCCACGCCAGCCGGGGCAAGGCGGTCCGCGCCGAACCCGTCGCCGCGCTCTACGAAACCGGGCGCGTGCGCCACGCCGGGACTTTTCCCGCGCTGGAGGACGAGCTGTGCGGGCTAGTGGCGGGCGGGGCCTATCAGGGGCCGGGGCGCTCGCCGGACCGGGCCGATGCCCTGGTCTGGGCCTTGAGCGAGCTGATGCTGGGCCGGAGCGCCGAGCCGAAGATTCGCATGACGTAAGCCCCCTGTCCTCCCCGGTTCGGGGAGGTGGCACGCACGAAGTGCGTGACGGAGGGCACTCGCGTCCTCACGCGACCTCGCGCCGGGGCGAAAATCCCCTCCACCGCCATCCCGGCGGTCCCCCTCCCCGTGCCGGGGAGGACTGAACACGAAAGGAACCCCATGTCCTTCATCCAATCGCTCCTCGCCGCCTTCAAGGGCGCGAGTGCCCGTGTGCCGCTGGCGCGCGGACCGGCTTCGCCCTGGTTCTTCGCCGATACCAGCAACGGGCGGACGCCGTTCGATTACAACACCGCCGTGCGCCGCGCCTATCTGGAGAACCCGGTGGCCCAGCGCGCGGTGCGGCTGGTGGCCGAAGGGATCGGTGGCGCGCCCTTGAAGCCAGTGGACGCGGCGCTCACCGCGCTCGTCACCCAAACCAGCGCCGGGCAATCGCTGCTGGAAACGCTCGCCGCGCATCTGCTGCTGCACGGCAATGCCTATGTGCAGGTGCTGAAGGACGCGCGCGGTCGCCCCGCCGAATTGTTCGCGCTCCGGCCCGAGCGGGTCTCGGTGATCGCGGGCGAGGACGGCTGGCCCGCCGCCTATGCCTATGACGTGGCCGGGCGGCGCCTCTCGATCCCGCTGCTGGACGAGGACGCCTCGCCCAATCTCATCCACATCCGCCATTTCCACCCGGCGGACGATCACTATGGCGCCGGGTGCCTCGCCGCTGCCGATCAGGCCGTCGCCACCCACAACGCCGCCGCCAACTGGAACCGCCAGCTCCTCGAAAACGCGGCGCGGCCCTCCGGCGCGCTGGTTTACGAGACCGGGGACGGCAACGGCCTCACCAGCGACCAGTTCGACCGGCTGCGCGAGGAACTGACGAGCGCCTTTGCAGGCTCGGGCAACGCGGGACGGCCGATGCTGCTGGAAGGCGGGCTGAAATGGCAGGCCATGGCGCTGACCCCGGCAGACATGGACTTCGCCACGCTCAAAGCCGCGGCCGCGCGCGACATCGCGCTCGCCTTCGGGGTGCCGCCGATGCTGCTCGGCCTGCCGGGCGATTCGACTTACGCCAATTACCGCGAGGCCAACCGCGCGCTCTGGCGGCTCACGCTGCTGCCGCTGGCCGCGAAGATCTTCGCCGCGCTGGGCGAGGGACTGGCCCCGTGGTTTCCCGATGCCGCGCTTGCCATCGACCTCGACCGCGTACCCGCGCTCGCCGAGGACCGCGAGCGGCTCTGGGCGCAAGTGAGCGCGGCGGACTTCCTCGATCCGCAGGAAAAGCGCGCCCTGCTGGGCCTTCCCGCGAAAAATGAAGGGAACATTTCATGAACACGGATGACATGCTCGCCGGGCTTCTGGCCCAGGCGATGGGCGAGAGCGGCGATCTCGTCACGCTGCGCGCGATCGTCGAGGAAGCGAGCGAACTGGGCGCGGCGCGCACGCTCGAACGCATCGGCCTCGACGACGAAACCGCGCATCAGGACCTCTCCGAACTGCGCGAGCTGCTGCAGGCCTGGCGCGATGCCAAGGCGAGCGCGCAGGCCGCCGCGATCGGCTGGATCGTGCGCGCGCTGCTGGCGCTGCTGCTGCTGGGCCTGGCGGTGCGGCTGGGCGCGACGGGGTTGCTGCGGTGAGCCCGGAATGGCCCTTCGATCCTTCGGCACGCTCAGGACGCAGGACGAGCGGAATTGAAGGTTCAAACGTCCCTCTCTCCCCGCTCATGCTGAGCTTGTCGAAGCATGAACATACACTGCGCTTCGCCGGTTACGCCGCGCTGTTCGGCAAGCGCGATGCCGGGCGCGACGTGATCCGGCCTGGAGCCTTTGCCCTCACCCTGGCCGAGCGCCGCGATCCGCTCCCGCTGTTCTGGCAGCACCGCGCCGACCTGCGCGTAGGCTGGGTGGAAACCGTGGCGGAGGACGCGCGCGGCCTTCGGGTGATCGCTTCGATCGACAATCCCGAGGGCGCTGCGGGCCTCGCCCTGGCGCGCGGTTCCGTGAGCGGCCTCTCCTTCGGCTACCGCGCGCGGGACAGTCTGCGCACGGCAGAGGGGCGCGAGCTGATCGCGGTGGATCTGTTCGAGGTCAGCCTCGTCACGCACCCGATGCAGCACGGCGCGCGGGTGCATCTGATCACCTGACGACTCTAGCCCCCTCCTCTTCAGAGGAGGGGGTTGGGGGTGGTGCTGAACCACACGCCCAAAGTCGCTTCGCGAGCGATGCGTGCCGCATCGCCACCACCCCTGCCCCTCCTCTTCAGAGGAAGGGGAATTCCTCTCTTCCCCACACGAAAGGTCTATGCCCATGGATACCCCTACCCAGCCGCTCGACGCCTCGTTCGATCTCGTCGCCCGGCAGGACGCCACCGAACAGGCGGTCGAGACGCTGCGCGGCGATGTCGATGACGTGAAGTCCCGCCTCGACCGCGTCAGCCGCGCCGCCGCCCGCCCCGCGCTCGATGGCAGTGCCGCGCCCAGCCTCGAAGTGAAAGGCTTCGTCGAGGGCTATCTGCGCCGCGGCCGCGAGACCGAGCTGAAATCGCTGAATGGCGCTGTGCCTGCCGAAGGCGGCTATGCCGTGCCGCAGGAAATCGACGCGCTGATCGCCGCGCGGCTCAAGGCCATCAGTCCGATCCGCTCGATCGCGCAGGTGGTGCAGACCGGCAGCGCCGGATACCGCAAGCTCATCACCACCGGCGGCACTGCCTCGGGCTGGGTGAGCGAGACCGCCGCGCGCCCCGAAACCGCCACGCCCGAATTCAGCGAGATCGCCCCGCCCTCGGGCGAACTCTACGCCAACCCGGCGGCCAGCCAGGCGATGCTCGACGATGCCATGTTCGATGTGCAGTCCTGGCTGGCGGACGAGATCGCGATGGAATTCGCGCGGGCCGAAGGCGCGGCTTTCGTCAGCGGCAGCGGCGTGAACCAGCCCAAGGGTTTCCTGGCCGCGCCCACCAGCGCCGCCGATGACGCCGCCCGCACTTTCGGCACGCTGCAGTATCTCGCCTCCGGCGATGCCGGCGGGCTGGGCAGCGTGGTGGAGCTGGTGCTGATCGACCTTGTCCATACGCTCAAGGCCGGGCACCGGCAGGGTGCGAGCTGGGTGATGAACTCGGCCACGCTCGCCGAAGTGCGCAAGCTCAAGACCACCGACGGCGCGTTCCTCTGGCAGCCGGGGCTAGTGGACGGCCAGCCGGACCGCCTCCTCGGCTATCCGGTGGTCGAGGCCGAGGACATGCCGGACATCGCCGCCAATGCCTGCCCGATCGCCTTCGGCAACTTCCGCGCCGGCTACCTGATCGCCGAACGCAGCGCGACCGCGATCCTGCGCGATCCCTTCACCAACAAGCCTTTCGTCCACTTCTACGCCACCAAGCGGATCGGCGGGCAAGTGCTCGATTCGGAGGCGATCAAGCTGCTGAAGATCGCAGCGTAAGCGGCCAGATCCTCCCTGTCCCCGCAGGGGATGGGGAGGTGGCAGCCCGTCAGGGCTGACGGAGGGGTTTCTTCCCCCTCCACCACCGCCTGCGGCGGCGGTCCCCCTCCCCATCGCTTCGCGACAGGGAGGATTTCCTCCCCTCCACACCGGAGACGCCCATGAACCGGGTCATCCTTACCCCGCCGGTCTTGCCCGGCACGGCGCTGACCGAGCTCAAGCAATGGCTCGGCGTGACCACCACGGCGGACGATGCGCCGCTGCTCTCGCTGCTCACCGCCGCGCTCGATGTGTGCGAAGGCTTTACCGGGCAAATGCCGCTGGAGGCCGAGTGCGAGGAAGTGCTTCCCGCAACGGCAGGCTGGCACGCTCTCGCCACGCGCCCGGTGCAGGCGATCCTCAGCGCCGAGGCCCTGGCGCCTGACGGCACCCGCACGCCGCTCGACGCCGTGGCCTATGCCATCGATCTTCAGGCCGGTGGCACCGGGTGCATCCGCCTGCCCGGCGGGGATGCCCGCGTGGCGGTGCGCTTTACCGCCGGGCTGGCGGCGGACTGGGACGCGCTGCCCGAAGCCCTGCGTCACGGGCTGGTCCGCCTTGCCGCGCATCAGCACCGCGAGCGCGAAAACGAAGGCGCCGCCCCGCTGCCCCCGGCCTCGGTCGCGGCGCTGTGGCGGCCCTGGCGGCGGGTGCATCTGACATGAGCGGCAGGCTGATCGAGGCCGCCACGGACTTCGGCGCACTGGCCGCGCGGCTGACGCAGCGTGCCCGCACGCTCGCGGCCGCGCATCTGCAAGCGCGCGTTCTCGCCGCGCAGGGCAACGAGACCCGCTGGCGCCGCGCAGGCCTGCTCTGGCCGCTCTTCACGAAAGGATAGCCCATGGAAATCGCCCTGCGTGCCGCCCTGCTCGGCTGGCTGGCGGCCGACCCCGCGCTCTCCGCCCAGCTCAACGCGATCGCCGAGGAAGCGCCCGCGCGCACCAGCCTGCCCTGGCTCGCCATTTCCGCCAGCGCCAGCACCGACTGGAGCTGCAAGACCGCCCCGGGCCGCGAAGTGCGCGTGGCGCTCGAACTGCAGTGCCGGGGCGATACCCCCGATGCCGCTGCCGCGCTGGTTTCCGCCATCGAGGCCCGGATCGAGAGCCTGCCGCGCGCGCAGGCGGGCTTTGCCGTGGCCACCGTGCAGTTCCTGCGCGCCCGCGTGGAACAGCGCAGCGAAAGCCGCCGCGCGATCCTGCTCGAATACCGCTTCCGCCTGATGACGGTGTGAAGCGGCGAACCATCCTTCGACAGGCTCAGGATGAGCGGGGTTGATGTTCCCGCGTCCTGTTCCCGCTCGGGCTGAGCTTGTCGAATCCCCCTCGTAAAAGCCCATTTCCAAGGAGCCCCGTCATGACCGCCCAGAAAGGCAGTGCCTTCCTCCTCAAGATTTCCGATGGCGGTTCGCCCGCCGCCTACCAGACCGTCGCGGGCCTGCGCACCACGCAGATGTCGGTGACGGGCGAGACGGTCGTCGTCACCAGCAAGGACAGCGGCGGCTGGCGCGAACTGCTTTCGGGCGCGGGCGTGCGCGCGGTTTCGGTGAGCGCGGCGGGGATCTTCCTCGGCAGCGCCGCCGAAGCGCGGGTCCGCGCCAATGCCCTGGCCGGGACGATCGACGCCTATGAACTCAGCTTCGAGGACGGCGAGAAGCTGCACGGCCAGTTCCTTGTCCAACGGCTCGACTATGCCGGCGATTTCAACGGGGAGCGCAATTACACGCTCCAGCTCGAAAGCTCCGGCGCGGTGGTGGCGGCATGACCCGCCCGAACCCGCTGCGCGGCGAAGCCACGCTGATGATCGAAGGCGCGGCGCATATCCTGCGTCCCAGCTTCTCGGCACTGGTGGCCGCGGAAGAAGAGCTGGGCCCGCTCTTCGCGCTGGTTGAGCGGGCAGGCGCGGGGGAACTGCGCCTTGGCGAAATGGCCGCGCTGTTCTGGCACTGCCTTGCGGCGCCCGAGCGGGTTTCGCGCGAGACGGTAGGCGCGGCGGTCTTGGCCCAAGGCCTCGCCGCCTGCGCCGCGCCGCTGCGCGTGCTGCTCTCGCAGATCCTGAAAGGCGCGGGGTGATGCGGAGCGCCGCATCCCCCCTCCCCTTCAGGGGAGGGGTAGGGGGTGGGGGCCCTCGGCCAAGCGCAGTCCATAGGGAGAGCCCCCACCCCAACCCCTCCCCTGAAGGGGAGGGGCTTCGATTTGCCCCGGCCGCCCTCGCCCTCTGCGCGCTCGCGGCCCGCACGTTGCACTGGCACCCGCACGAGTTCTGGGCGGCGACGCCTGCCGAACTGGCCGCCGCGCTGGGCCTGCTGGCGCCCGGCAGCGCGCAGCCCGGGCTCGACCGCGCAACCCTGCAGAGGCTGATGGAGCACGATCATGACCGATGAAATCGACAGCCTGCTGGTGGACGTCCGCGCCAGCACCGATGGCTTCGCGCGCGACATCGCCACCATGCGCAGCGCGGTGGACGGCGATCTCATCTCCGGCTTCACCAGGGCCGGCAGCGCGCTGGAAAAGGGCCTTGCCAGCGCGATCCGCAACGGCAGTCTGGGCTTCGACGATCTGAAACGCGTGGCCCTCTCCGCGCTGGATGAGATCGCCGCGCAGGCCGCACAGACGCTGGTTTCCGCGATCGGCGGCAGCAGTACATCGGGCAGCGGCGTGTTCGACTTCACCGGGCTGCTTTCCAGCGTGCTTGGCCTGCCCGGCCGCGCGACCGGCGGCAATGTTTCACCCGGCCGCGGCTATGTGGTGGGCGAGCGCGGGCCGGAGCTGTTCGTGCCTACGACAGCCGGGCGCGTCGAGACCGGCACCGCGCAGAGCAGCCGCGATGTGCGGGTGGCTATCAATGTCACCGCTCCGCGCACCAGCACTGCGCCGCAGTCGCTCCAGCGCTCCTCGCGGCAAGTGGCGAGCGCGGTGCGGCGGGCGCTGACCTCAAACTGAGAGGCGCACCGTCTCAGGAAAAATATCCGTCGCCCCCGCGAAGGTGGGGGCCCGCTGCTTTTGCTGTTCCCGATACGTGCCGCAAGAAGCGGGATCCCCGCCTTCGCGGGGATGACGGGAATTGTGTTGACGGCGGCTTCCTACCCTACCCCCCGTACCGAAAGGCACCCCCATGGCATTCTGGCTCGCAAGCAAGCGCCAGGGTCAGGCCAGCGACTGGATCACGCGTTTCGATCCGCGCTTCTGGACTGTCAATTTCCCGCGCCCGATGGTGGCCGCGATCGTCTCGACCGGCCCGGCCGCGCTGCGCGTGGACGCCGCGTTTTTGCGCAAGGGCGATCTGGGCGGGCTGATCTGGGCCAGCGAGGACACGCTCGATCACCCGCTGCTCGCCTACAAGACGGACCGCGATTACGCGCATACCTCGCTGCGCTTCCGCTGGCGCTCCGGCGGCGTGGAGCCGCTTAACGCCGTCTATGGCCCGACGCTGACAATCGAAGGCCGCGACGCAAGCGGCGCCGCGCGCACCTGGTACGTGCGGCTGTGGAACTATGCGCAAGGGACCGGCGAGGACGCCGCGATCACGCTGAATTTCTCCGACCTTCAGTCCGGCTTCTCGCTGCCGGGCGAAGCGGTGTGGCCCGGCGATATCGACCGCATGTTCATCTCCTTCGTCCCGCCCGGCTATGACGGCAGCGCCGATCCCCTGCCCGCCGAAGCGGAAGGCTGGATCGAGATGAGCGACATCGCCACCGACGGCGCCCGCGCCATGCTGGAAATCGGTGACGTCATGGTGCCGCCGCACGGCCTCGCGCTCGCCACCGGCTTCGACGATCAGGGCGTCCAGACCCCGGCCCGCCTGCTGAGGGCCACGCGCCAGCTCGGCTATCGCGGCTCGGTGATTCTCTATGCGGGCATGAGCCATTATTTCCGGCTGGTGCACGATGCAGGCGCCTATCTCGCCGGGCAGAGCGCCGATCCGCTCAACACGCCCGCGCGCGCCTGGCACCGCGCCTTCTTTGCCGAAGCCATGGCCATGGGGTTCAGCCCGGTCGCCTCGCTGTCCTACGAATTGCTCGAACAGCATTGCCCGGACGCGTGGAAACAGCGCGACCATCTGGGCAATCCCGCACAGACCGGGTGGGACCCGCCTTCGACCCTGCTCTCCCCCGCGAACACGCAGGCGATGGGCTGGCTGCAATCGGTGGCCGCCGCGTTCGCCGGCCTGATGCGGGACGCGGGCGCGCCGGTGCGCTTTCAGGTGGGCGAGCCGTGGTGGTGGACGTTCCCCGACGGGCGCATCTGCCTTTACGACGATGCCGCCACAGCGGCTTTCGGCGGATCGCCGCCCGCGATTGCCGATATGCGCGCCAGTCTGAGCGCGGCGCAGACCGGCCTGCTCGATGCGGCAGGCGCGCTGCTGGCGCAATCGACCGCCGCGCTGGTGAGCGCGGTGCGCACGGCCGCCGCGCCGGAGCCGGTGGAAGCGCTGGCGCTGGTCTTCACACCCACGCTGCTCGCCGCCGACATGCCCGAGCTGAAGCGCGCCAACCTGCCGCTGGGCTGGGCCGCGCCGGCTTTCGACCGGCTGCAGGTGGAGGACTACGACTGGCTCACCGCCGGGGCGGACGGGCTGCGGCGCAAGGCCTATACCGAAGTGAACGCACGGCTGGGCTACCCGCCCGAAGAGCAGGACTACCTCGCCGGCTTCGTGCTCGATCCCGCGGGCAGCGATGCCTGGCGGCTGATCGATGCCGGGATCGACGAAGCGCTTTCCCGCACCCCGCACGAAGTCGCGGTCTGGGCGCTGCCGCAGATCGCGCGCGACGGATACGTGCGCCTGCCTGCCCCCTCAGGAGACGATACCATGCAAGCCTTCGACGATATGCCCTATCCGCTGGCGCTGGGGCGCGATGCTACGGTAACGCCTGAGTTCTCGACCAGCGTGGCCGTCACCGCCTCGGGCTTCGAGCGGCGCAGCAGCTTGTGGTCGAATGCACGGCTGCGTTTCGATGTCGGGCCGGGGGTGCGCTCGGAAGCCGAACTGGGCGTGCTGATCGCCTTCTACCGCGCCCGGCGCGGCCCGGCGCGCGGGTTCCGCCTGCGCGATCCCAGCGATTTCAGCTCGAACGGGATGACCGGCGCGCCCACCCCGCTCGATCAGGAGCTGGGCACCGGCGATGGCCTCCAGACCGGTTTCGCACTGGTGAAACGCTATGGCGAGGGGGCAGACGCGCAAGTGCGCCGGATCACCCGGCCCGCGTTCGACACCCTGCTCGTTTCCATCGATGGCGCGGTGCAGGCCGGAAACTGGACCATGGACGATACGGGCACGATCACGTTCGACGATCCGCCCGCCGATGGCGCGGTGGTGCGCGCGGGCTTTCTGTTCGACGTGCCGGTGCGCTTTGCCGAGGACCAGCTCGAAATCTCGGGCGCCGCCTTTGCCGCCGGGGAAGCACCCAGCGTGCCCGTGGTCGAAATCCGGGAAGCGTCATGAGCCGGGTGTGGTTTGCCGAGCCTCTCGAAACCGTGGCCACTTTCTGGCGCATCCTGCGCCGCGACGGAGTGACACTGGGCTTCACCAGCCATGACCGCGATCTATGGTTTGACGGCGTGCTGCACCGCGCCTCGCCCGGCATGGTGCCTTCCTCGATCCGCCGCTCCGCCGATTTCGAAGCCGACAGCGCCGAAGCGCAAGGCGCGATCACGCACGACGCGATCACCAGCGCCGATCTTGCCGCCGGACGCTTCGACCGCGCGCAAGTGCGCATCGGCATGGTGGACTGGGAGAGCGGCGAACACGAAGTGCTCTATGCCGGCACGATCGGCACGGTGTCCGAAGAGGACGGGCAGTTCTCCGCCGATCTCACCTCGCGCAAGGCCGAATTGCAGCGCGATTTCGTACCGCGCACCAGCCCGGCCTGCCGCGCCGCGTTCTGCGGGCCGGGTTGCAATCTCAATCCGGCAGCGCACAGCCGCGAAGTCACGCTGACCACGCTCGACGCGCTCACCAATGCCGTGACACTGGCCGAAGCGCCCGATCCCGCCCTCTATGCAGGCGGCACGCTGCGCTGGCTTGATGGCCCGCAGGCCGGGATGAGCGCCGGCGTCGTGGCAGGCGATGGCGGCGGGGGCCTCGTGCTCAACAGGCCCATCGACGAGGACACCCCGCCCGGCGCCCGCGCCCTGCTGCGCGAAGGCTGCGACCACACGCTCGACACCTGCGCGACGCGGTTCGGCAATGCCGCCAATTTCCGGGGCGAGCCGTTCCTGCCCGGCAACGACCTGCTCACCCGCTATCCCGGCCCCGCCCAGTGACGGGCCCAGTAACCGGTGCCAAACTGGCACAGGCGGCACGCGGGCTGACCGGAGTGCCGTTCCGCCTGCACGGGCGCGACCCGCAACGGGGCCTCGATTGCATCGGCGTGCTGGAAGCGGCGTGCCGGGCCTGCGGAATCAACGTGCGCCTCCACGTGCGCTACACCCTGCACGCACGCAGCCTGCCGCCGCTGGCCGGTATCGCCCGCCTTCTCGGTCTCACCGAAACCCAAGGGAGAGCCGAGCCCGGAGACGTGCTTCTGGTCCGGCCGGGGCCCTGCCAGCATCACCTCGTCATCGCGGCGGGGGCAGACCGCTTCGTCCATGCCCATGCCGGGCTGCGCCGCGTGGTCGAAGGCCCGCTCCCGGCGACTTGGCCCACGGCCCGCCACTGGCGCCTTCCCTCTTCAAGGATCTGACATGGCAACGATCGTCTTCGGCACTCTCGGCACGATCCTCGGCGGCCCGATCGGCGGCGCCATCGGCACGCTGATCGGGCGGCAGGTCGATACCATGCTGCTCGGATCGTCCAGCAGCGGGCCGCGCCTGACCGAACTCGCCGTGAGCGCCTCCAGCTATGGCGAAGTGCTGCCCCGCCACTTCGGGCGGATGCGGGTGGCGGGCACGATCATCTGGGCGACCGATCTGGTCGAGCACAGCGAAACCCAGGGCACCGGCAAGGGCTCTCCCTCCGTCACGACATATAGCTACACCGCCAATTTCGCCGTGGCGCTAGCCAGCCGCCCGATCCTGGGCATCGGCCGCATCTGGGCCGACGGCAAGCTGCTGCGCGGCGAAGCAGGCGATCTCAAAGTGGGCGGCACGCTGCGCATCTACACCGGCGAAGGCGACCAGATGCCCGATCCGCTGATCCTGTCCGCGGAAGGCGAGGCGCGCTGCCCGGCCTATCGCGGCCTCGCCTATGTGGTGTTCGAGGATCTCGACCTTTCGGACTATTACAACCACATTCCCGCGCTGACATTCGAAGTGATCGCCGACGAGAGTTTCGATCTTGAGGACGTGATCGGCGATCTGGTGGGCGACGTCGACGCCGCCGTATCGCTGGAATCCATCACCGGTTTCACCGGCAGCGGCCCGCTGGCCGATAGTCTGCAGGCCCTCGGCCAGGTGCTCCCGCTCGAAGCCGATGCGGGCAGCGAACGCCTGGTGATCGCGCGCGAACGGCTGCAAGACAGTGCCATCGCCCTGCCCGAGGCGGCTGTTTCGACAAGCGACGATGCCTTCGGCGGCACCTCCGGGTTCACCCGTCACCGCGAAGCGCCGCCCGAACGGCCGCCTTCGGTCCTGCGCTATTATGATGTGGACCGCGACTATCAGGCCAGCGTCCAGCGTGCGTCGGGGCAGCCCGGTCCGGGGGAGCCGGACACGATAGACCTGCCCGCCGCGCTTGATGCAGCTACGGCCCGGACGCTGATCGAACAGAGCGCGCGCCGGATCGACTGGACCCGCGACCGGATCGCATGGCGGACATGCGAACTCGATCCGGCCGTCGCGCCGGGCACGATCGTCACGCTGCCGGGAATCGCCGGGCGCTGGCGGACCCGCGACTGGGAATGGCGCGAGAGCGGCGTCGAACTCACGCTGGAGCGAGTCGCTCCGGCCGGCGCGGCTGTCTCCCCGTCGCTGTCCGCCGATGCCGGGCGCGCCAATCCCGCCCCGGATGAACCGCTCGGCACCACGACGCTGGTTGCCTACGAACTGCCGCTCAACGGCACCGGCGCCAATCCCGACACCCCGCGCCCTTTCGCCGCGGTTTCGAGCCCGAGCGCCAACTGGCCCGGCGCCGCCCTCTATGCGGACCATGGCGACGGCGAACTGCATCCGCTCGGGCCGAGCGGCCGCACCCGCAGCGCGACCGGCACTGTCACGGCCGGACTGCCCGCCGCCAGCCCGCTGCTGCTGGACCGCGAATCGCGCCTCGACGTCGTCCTCACCGATCCGGCCATGCCGCTCGTTTCCGCCAGCATGAAGCAGCTTGCCGAAGGCGCGAATCTCGCACTGGCGGGCAAAGAGATCCTGCAGTTCGCCAGGGCCACATCGCTCGGCGACGGCGCCTGGCGCCTGGAAGGCCTGCTGCGCGGACGCGGCGGCACCGAATCCGCCATCAGCGGGCACGCGGCCGGGGAACCCTTCGTCCTGCTGGATTCCCGCCCGGTGCCGCTCGATGCCGCCGTGCTCGGCAGCGACAGCGGCCGGCAAGTCATCGCCGTGGGCCGGAACGATCCCGATCCCGTGAGCGCACCCGTCCTGCTGAGCGGCATCACGCTGCGCCCGCTTGCCCCGGTGCATCCGCGCCGTACCGTTCTTGCGGACGGCACCTGGCGCCTGAGCTGGACTCGCCGCGCCCGCGGCGGCTGGCAGTGGCAGGACGGGATCGACATGCCTCTGGTCGAGCAGGCCGAAAGCTATCTCGTCACGCTGGGGCCTCTCGATATCCCGGTGGCCCTATGGTCGCTCGGCGCGCCGCAGCTTGCCATTTCCAGTGCGCAGCTTGCTGGCCTGTCCGTCCTTGCGCCCGGCGGGGAACTGCGGGTCCGCCAGCAGGGCACCCATGGCCTGTCCGACCCGCTGCCGCTTTGCACCCTTCCCTGAAAAACCGCCGAACAGGAGTTTCCCATGAGCGATCCCGTGGTGTTCGAGAGCACAAGCCCCCGATTCGCGCTGCCCCTGCTCTATTCCGGGCAAGCCCAGAAGGAGACGTTCGTAAACGAGGCTTTCGCAATCGCAGATGCGTTGCTTCATTGCAGCATTGAAAGCGAAACCGCCACGCCGCCCGAATCGCCAGCAGACGGACAGAACTGGCTGGTGGCCGCCGGTGCAACGGGGGAATGGCAAGGGTTCGATCAGGCTCTGGCCTGCCGCCAGGCCGGAAACTGGCTGTTCGTCACTCCGCGCGACGGTATGCGGGTGTTCGACATTTCCTCCGGCCAGGAGCGCATCTATTTCGGCGCGTGGAAAAAAGCTTCGCCCCTTGCGGAACCTATCGGAGGCACGACCGTTGATGTGGAAGCCCGGGCAGCGCTCAGCGAACTGATCGTTGCTCTGCGGGCTGTGGGCATCTTTCCGCCGGTTTAACCGATTGCAACATACAGGGGGTCGTCCGTGTCGCCGATTTCATGTCAAGACGGCAAAACGGATATCCAAGCCCCCGAAAAAGCGACATTATTGCAACAGTTGCTGTCATTGTGCGCTTGCACCCGGTTTACGGAGCGGTTAGACACTTCGCGCACTCGGTGGCTCCACATCTCTACTAGTAGGGGAAACGTATGAGGAAACTCGTCACAGGGCTGGCGCTGGCATCTACTGCTATCGCTACTCCCGCTTTCGCACGAGACAATACTTGGTACCTTGAACTCGACTTTGGCGGCATGATCGTCGAAGACGCGAATCTCGACATTGCCGGCGTCAAGAACGCCGATACTGCCGAATTCGATGCGGGTTTCGATGGTGGCGCGGTTGTCGGCTATGACTTCGGCGGTTTCCGTCTGGAAACCGAAGCCAGCTATCGCGAAGCAAACGTCAAGTATGTGTCCGGCAAGGCCAACAACCTGTCGTTCATGGTCAACGGCCTGCTCGACTTCGGTCCCGATGACGGCCTTCAGGGCTTCGTCGGCGGCGGTGTTGGCGTTGCTCGCGTCGATGTCGACGCGGTCAACGATTCCGACACTGGCTTCGCTTGGCAGGCAATTGCCGGCATTCGCGCGCCGCTCAGCGACCACTGGGACGTGGGCCTGAAGTACCGCTTCATGAACGTCGACAATGTCGATCTGGTTGACACCACCGGCGCGTCGGTCAGCACCCGCTGGCGTTCGCACTCGCTGATGGGCACCCTGGCGTACAACTTCGGCGAACCGGCTGCTCCGCCGCCGCCGCCCC